TTGATGAAGCTATGTTTATCTTATTGTGTGGTACAGGTGTTGGGTTCTCAGTTGAACGTCAGTCAGTACAGAAGCTACCTGAAGTACCAACTCTATTTGTCAGTGAGACTAACATTGTAGTTAAGGATAGCAAAGAGGGTTGGGCTAAGGCTCTACGTCAGATGATCGCATTACTTTACAGTGGTGAAATACCAACATGGGATGTATCTAAGGTTAGACCTGCAGGTGCTCCACTTAAAACATTTGGTGGTAGAGCATCAGGCCCTGCTCCTTTGGTAGACCTGTTTAACTTTGTCATCAAGACATTTAAGGATGCACAAGGACGTAGGCTATCATCCCTTGAGTGTCATGACATCATGTGTAAGATTGGTGAGGTAGTGGTTGTAGGTGGTGTACGCCGTAGTGCTATGATTTCTTTGAGCAACCTATCAGATGACAGAATGCGTCATGCTAAGTCAGGTGCATGGTGGGAGAACGATCCACAACGTGCATTAGCTAACAACTCTGTGTCATACACTGAGAAGCCTGACAGCTTATCGTTCATGAGAGAATGGATGGCACTGGTTGAATCAGGTTCAGGTGAACGAGGTATCTTTAATCGTCAGGCATCTAAGGTACAGGCTGCTAAGAATGGTAGGCGTGATGCTGACTATGACTTCGGGACTAACCCTTGCAGTGAAATAATTTTAAGGCCTTCACAATTCTGTAATTTAACAGAGGTAGTTGTAAGAGCAACAGACACACTAGATACCTTAAGTGAGAAGGTAAGGCTTGCAACTATCTTAGGTACTATTCAATCTAACTATACTAAGTTCCCATACTTACGTAAGGTCTGGAAGAATAATACTGAAGAAGAAAGACTACTTGGTGTGTCGTTAACAGGTGTCATGGATAATCCATTGATGACACTAAAAAACAAAGGATTGGAGAAGACTCTTGACCATCTTAAACAAATCGCCGTGTCTACTAATGCTACTTGGGCTAAACGTCTTGGCATCCCTGTCAGTACTGCTATCAGCTGCAATAAACCAAGTGGGACTGTCAGTCAGTTGGTTGACTCTAGCAGTGGGATTCATGCTCGTCACTCAGCCTATTATATTAGGACTGTACGTGGAGACAACAAAGACCCGTTGACACAATTCATGAAGGATCAAGGTATCCCTAATGAACCAGACGTAATGAAACCTGATGCTACTACTGTGTTTAGTTTTCCTATGAAAGCACCTAATGATGCTGTAGTTACATCTGATATGACAGCCATAGAACAGTTAGAGATGTGGTTAGCTTATCAACGATCATGGTGTGAACACAAACCATCTGTCACTATTAATGTAAAAGGTGATGAGTGGTTTGAGGTAGGTGCATTTGTATACAAACACTTTGATGAGATGAGTGGTGTGTCATTCCTACCGTTCAATGAACACACGTATCAGCAAGCACCATACCAAGACTGTGACAAAGAAACTTACCTACGTACACTAGGTCAGATGCCTAACAAGATTGACTGGTCACTACTGTCAGATTACGAGAACGAAGACAATACAGCAGGTAGTCAGACTATGGCATGTAGTGGTGACGTTTGCGAAATGGTAGACTTAACATAACAGAAAGCATCAGCAATGGATATAATACTAGGACTTGCACTTAGTCTACACTTAGGACTAGAGGGTGACTACAATGAGATCCACCCTCATGTGCAAGTAAGAGATGGTTACTTCATTGCTGGTGCTTACTACAACAGTGAGAATAAAGTAAGCCCATACTTAGGTATCAGATCTGAGGGTGAGCTAGGCTATCTAGAGTTTGGTATAGTAGATGGGTATGATGCATTCGATGCACCTGTGCCTTTTACTAGGATAGGCTACACACTGGATGACAACTCATCTATATTTGTGTCACCAGCATTAGAAAAAATAAACAAGAATGTTACATCAGGTCTTGTCATAGGTTTAGAAGTTAGTTATTAATAACCAACAAGAGATTAAATAAGGAAATATAAATGGCAGTTAGAAAGCAATTCAGTAGGGCATTATACGAAGCGTATGATGGTAAAGCTAAAGATAGATTAGTTGAGTACCTCACCAGTGTAGGTCATACTATTGTCAGTACTGAAGAGAACTTCAATGTGGATGTTGTATCTCAGAAGGGTGACTATACTTACTTCAATGAGGCTGAGGTTAAGACTGGTTGGAAGGGTGACTGGAACACTAACTGGGCTGAGATAAGATTACCTGAACGTAAGGGACGGTTAGTTAAGATGTACCAAGAAAAGAATGGTGTGCTTAACTTCTATATCTTCAGGGCTGACATGCAGCAAGCATGGAGAATTAAAGACACACTACTAACAGAAGAAAGCCTGAGAGAAGCTAAAGGCAGATACATAGCTAAAGGTGAGAAGTTCTTTCACATCCCATACACAGATGCTGAACTAATTAACCTAAAGAAAGAGGATGCATAATGGCTAAATGGAATCTAGAAGCTGTACGTGATGAGGTAGAAGATGATGTTGTCAACCAACCACCACACTACGGTAACGGTAAGATAGAATGCATAGAGTATATGAGGGACAACATGGATCACATGATGTTCATGGGTTACCTAGAAGGTAATGCTAAGAAGTACATGCATAGGTACAGGTACAAAGGTAAACCTGTAGAGGACTTAAAGAAAGCTCAATGGTATCTGAACTATCTGATACAAGAGATGACACAAGAGTAAAAAGAAAAAGCCCCTTAGGATTTCTCCTTGGGGCTTATTGCTTATTAGTAACCAGATTTCTTTTTAGTTTTCTTTTTGGGTTTAACTTTGTGTGCTGCACCCTTCATTAGCTTTCCGTTTGGCATGTAATGGTAGCCCTTGGGTGCTTTCTTCTTTGGCATATTCTTTCCTCTCATTGTCTAGATGCCCACATGTTGTCAATCATGTTAGGGTATTTTCTACCAGCTCTAGATGCTCTAGCTCTAGCCTTTTTCTTTTGTCCATCTGTCAACGGTTTAGATTTACCTAAAGACTTAGGACGTTTCTTTTTCCATACAGGTTGTTTGTTAGCCATTACCACTTCACCTTGTTAGCCCAGTAAGCTGCACTCATCTTACCCTTTTTAATGTTCTTAGCATGACGTGCTTTAAATGCTTTGTTCCTAGCTGATCCATCAGGACTACCCTTGACACCCTTTTGACCAAACCTAATAATCTTTTCTTTACCACCTGCACATGCTTTAACAACATGAGATTTAGTTTTGTGACTAGGTGTTGACTTAGGAGAGTTACACTTCATCTTTGATTTATTGAGTTTAGCCGCCATAGTATCCTCTTTAGTTTAATGGATTGCTTGCAAGTGAGTCATATGCTTTCCATATATCATCTATTTCTGTTTGGTATTTGTCAAGCTTATCACCCAAAGTATCAGTGATGCCAGTCGATCTCTCAACCTGACTACGTAAGTCAAGCAAGTCTTTCTGTTGTTCCAAGATTGTTTGCATCTGCGTACTAATCGTTGATAACCTCGTGTTAAGACCACGTACATCATTGTCTGCCACCGCCTGTTCTAGTGTTTGTATACGAGAACCTAAGTCCCCAGCTTTCTTATCAAATGATCCTGACTTAGTGACAACTGTCTCAATACCTGATTCAACAGCATAGAACCTCTGTAATGTGTCATAGCCGTAGTATATACCACCACTAAGAGAACCTAAGATGGGTAGGGCAGCAGCTATGTACCACCCTTTAAATGTAAACCCACCAACTTTTACTTCAGCATCTTCTATCATGACTGAGAATCGTTGTTAGCTAATGAACCGTGTTGCATTATGTATGTAGCAGCACCGTATATGTCGTTAGCATCTTTCATTTCACTTGTTAAGTAACCATTCCAACCTGTAGCATTACCGTAGTTATCCCATGTAATGACAAACTCGTCAACACTTTGTGTATATGTTAGGGCTGAGTAGTTACCTATGACAATGTTGTTTTGTGCTGCGTAACTGTCAATGCTTGCTGTAAGGCTGTCAGTATTAGCAGCAGCCATGAATGCACCAGCTTGTTGAGCATATCCTTCAACAGAATCTAATGCTTGGTTGTATGTAGCTACTTCAGCTGCATCTATAGAGTACTCATCTGTAGCAAGCATGTCTTGTAGAGCTACCTGTTCAGGTGCTGTGTCAGCTTCCATTGCAACTTCAGCAACTGATGTAGCTGTCATAAGAACATCTGTAGCATCAACCAATGTGTCAACAGCTAAGGCTAAGTTGTTCATAGCAGCTACATGTTCTTGTACGAATAGCTGTTCAGCTGTTGTAGCTGTAGCATAGTCATATTGCATTACCTGATCGACAGCATCTAGGTAAGCTGTAAGCATAGAGCTAGAGATATGACCATCATCTAATGATCCATCTACTATGACACCACCAACTTCAGCATAACCTGTAGCACCAATACCCAACTGAATTGACAACTGTAGTCTGTTATCTATAACATTAATGCTATCTACTAGTGCCTGTAGTCTCTCTTCCCCTGTCTGTGCGTTTGCTTGTCCTGAAACGGTCACTAATACTGAGCTTGCTAACAGTAGTTTTTTTATTTGACTCTTCATTTGATTCTATGTCCTCTCCTACCTTCAACAAGGTGTCCCAAAATTGTTTGTCATCATCATACCCCACCACATAAATGGAAGGGTTCTCCCTATACTTTAACAAAGCACTCTTACCCATGAGTAATTTACCAGTATTAAAATCGTTTACAGGGCATGGTGTGTTAGCTAAAACCATTGCCTTAAACACAGCTGGATCTGCACATAAAATACTGATGCCAGAAATCTGTAAACCTAAACCTCCTACTTGCTGAGGTGCTCCTAAAAGCCTAGCATTCTTACGCCTGTTACAGGAGTTATCTTGCTGCATACCACCTGATGACAAACCTATGACACTTAACTGTATACCTACAGAACTCGGCATTAAGCATGAGTCGTTACCACCGCCACCCATAATCGTAGGTGCTATACTGGACATGACAGGTGAGGCTGCTCCAGCCCCTGCTGCATTGTAGTTATTGGTAACAGTTTCGTCTGTGTTGTTACTGTCTACTGTACTGTCTTGGTAATTATTACTGAAGTCACCTGTAACATCATTGGCTAGTACACTGGTCACCAAGAACATCTTTAAGATTAGAGTCTTGACACATAAGTTGAACAGCTGCTTCGTCTTTACCGATAAGAGATAGTGTTTGTGCATTTAAATTTCTTTGGCAGTTAGGCTCGTTGTTAGGACATACCGAAGGGAACTGTATTGTTGTAGACGTACAGGCAATCAATACCAGAACTAATACGAGGAGATACTTAGTCACGTCTACTGTCTTCCATCATAAGCCTGATTGACTTAATGTTCTCATCAATACGAGCAAGTGTTAAAGCTTGTGTCTGTACGATCTTGTCTAGTGTTTCGATACGTACCTCATGACGTAATATCTCACGAGTGTTGTTCTTAACGGAGTTGTCAAGGGATGACACATACCATACAAGGGCTATAGTTTGACAGATGATAGCTACTACTAGAGTAACAGGTACTGTCTTCGATAAGTGCCATTCAGTTTCTTTGTCCATCATTTTGTAAAACCAGCTCCGAAGTATAGGCCAACAATAGCTGACACAATGTGAGTATCTAGTGGGGTTATGACAAAGCCAGAGGCAGCTTGCCATCTTACAGTTTCGTTACCGCCAAGTATCCAGTTAATAATACCACCCTCAACTTCAGTGTAACCTACGATAACGTTTATCTCAGGGTAGAATACAGCAACTAACTTAGGTAGTACAATGATAGCAAACACAGCTGACAGAGCTATAAGCCTACGTGTCCAAGCAAAGTGTTTGTCAGTTTGACCTGCAGTACGTGCTAGGTTTACCTGTTCAGCATTGAAGTTAGCTCGTTCCATGAGCATCTTGTTGTTCTCTTGTTTAGCCTTAATGCTTTGACCCCATATGGACATGACCCCACCGAGAACGGTAGAGCCTAGCATTGTAATTAGTTCTAATGGTAATCCAAACATTTATTTACCCTCTAAGTAATTAGCTTCAAGCTTTCTACGACTAGGGTACTTGTCCCCGAAGTTTCTCAACTCCTTAGCAGCAGCTGCCCAATCACCACTTGTTACATAACCCCAAAATTTAGGAGTTTCAGTAGCTAAGTTTCCGTATTGGAAAGCTACAGATGCTACAGCTGTGGCCTGTTCTTTTGTTAAGTCTTCAAATTGTACACTACTGTTTGAACTATTCCAAGCTTGCTTCAGTTTGCCAATCTCTTTTGACTTAGCAAATTCGTTGATTGTATCTAACTCTTTTGTTGTTAAGGTTAGTTTATTGTTGTCAACAAAAAGTTTAGCAGCATCACCAGTTAAACCTAAGTATGGTTTTAGTTTATTCACCAGCTCAATAGGTAGTCCAGCTAGATCAGCTTCGTTTCTTTGACCTAGATCAAAACCTGAAGCAATAGTAGGGCCTGATTTACCTAGTACATCACCATTGTCATCCGTAGGTACTCCCATACTTTTCTCGTACCCTTCTCGTTCTTTAATGAAAGAGAAATCTACATTAGCACTATCCAAAGGAGTTACTACAATCTCACCACTAGGTTCTGCAGGTGTAGCTTCAGCATTACTAAGGCTTCTTAATTCGTCACCCTGTCTTACAGCTTCACCTATAAGTTCAGCATCTGAGCTTTCTTCTTGACGAGTAAGTATCATAGATTCCATTGTAGCTGGATCACCACCTAGCTTACGCCAGTAGTTAGCATATGTCTTAAACTGGTTATTAGCTCGTGTAATCTCTGAGTAGTTTCTACCTAGAGCCTGTACACCCCAACCTTTACCACGTAATTCTGTTCTTTCACCAGTTGACAAAGCTCTACCACTATCTTTAATCATGCGGTAGATATTACCACCGTAATACTTGTCAGCTTTAGCTTGGAATAAACCACCAGCCCACTCTGAAGGACTTGTAGTTCTCTCAGCTTTAAGTTTAACCTCACCGATACCTGTCAATTCAAATACTGTACTCTCTACAATACCTTTCATTGTGGTAGCAAAGACATTAGACTGAGCCTGTAGTGCATCTTTTAACTGGCTGACAGCAAGAGAATGTCCTTCAGGATCTAGCTTTTTGACAAGGTTAAGTTTATCAAAGACATCATTGTCATATAATACATCCATTGTTTCTTTACTTAAGAGTTTGTTTGATGTACTAACGTTAACTGTAGCTTGACCTATACCATTTAAGAATGAATCTCTATGCTCAGGTTGGTTAAGGTTCACAGGTTCTGTCAGTCTTACCTTAAAGTCAAAAGCATTTTTGATTGCATCTAATCTTTGCTTATCACTACGGTCTGTAGCTGCTTCAATTTCGTCAGTGTTGTGTAGTATGACAGCAGCACCGCCTTCAGGTTCATCTGTTCCAAATACATTTAGGTTAGTGTACACTGTATCTGCAGTATCTGTGTTCTCTAAAGTCTTTAAAACTTCAGGCCATTTACCAGCAACATAAGTAGACCAATCAATCTTATCTGACAATAGAGCCTGAGCTAAGATAGGATCTGATTTACCTAACTCTTTAGCTTGCTTTATAAGGGCTGCAGAAATCGGCTCCATTGCTGCCATAGTTTCAGCTGTAAGCATATCTTTGTCATACGTTTCAAGACGACCAAGAAGAGAATCTAATGTGTCAATCTGTGATTTAACAGGAGAGAACTCATCAGCTGATATGTTAAGGGGTCTTGTAAGTTGAGACTTAGCTATATCAAAGCTAGTTCTTAGTTGAACCATAGACTCAGGACTAACATCACCACCAGCTATTTCAGCTTGAAGACCTACTAAAGCTATTGCTCTAATGTTTTGTAATACTTTGTTAGCATGAGGCATATATGACTCTTGGAATTCCATTTTGGAAATGTTAGATGCTGACGTTATGTATAATGCTGCAGCTTCAGAAGCCTTCATATCATTTAAGGCTGTAGTAGCTACATCTTGACTCGTGAATGGTTTACCTGATTGATTTAACTTCTGTTCAGCTAGAAACATATAAGCTGGGTTTTCTATTAACTGTTTGTTAGCTGCTTCAGCTGCTGCCATAGCAGGGTTGAAGGTTAAAGAACTTATGTCAACACCTGTGCGTCTGAATACAGCATCAGCCTCAGCATCACCTAATTGAAAACCTAAGGATTCATAAGAGGATATAGCTGAATTAACACCAGACTTAAGTCGTGTTGGGTCTGTGACACCTTTAAGTTTATCTAACTGTGTGACAAAATTAGAGAAGCCAGCTTTATTTAATGAAGCTTCTGTAGGCTTACCTCTAGCTTGTGCCTTAGAGTATGCATCCATAGCACCAAACAAACCTTTTGTCAGGTTAGCCATGCCTTGAGCTGCAGCAGCTGAAGCACCAGCACTAGGTGCATTGACACCCTTCTCATAGGCTGTACCCTCGTCACCTAAATCCATAGCAAAACCTGCCATAATTAATTATCCTTATTGTTGTTGTTGGAAAACCTGTGCATCATACTCAAGACCTAATCTTGCAGCATTTTTCATCATGTCAGGGAAGCTTTCACCCCGTGCAAGTCTCTTCTGAATCTGTACTTTTATTTGATTCGAGAAGGGTTGTGCCCAAAGCTCATCATTTATCTCGTAGAAGAGTTTCTCACCTTTTAGCATATCATCTTTAGAGCCTTCTGTCAAGAGCCTTATAGCATAATCAGACTTAGCTCTCATTCTTTTCTCGAAATCACGTACAACTTTAGTCTCTTTGTAGATCATTTCGTTTAAATCATAGAAGTTTTGTACAGGTGCTGGTGTTGCACCGAATAATACTGAGGCTGCAGTTATAGGATCTAAGTTACCCACTGACAGCTTACGTGTACGACTACGGTAATTACCTGTCTCAATCAGTTCTTGTATCTTAACACCTTTATCTACCGTAGAGATGTTACGTAACAACTGTGTCAAATCCTCACGAGCTAGTTCACCTTGTCCTTTAAACATAGCAGCAAAGGCTGATGTAGCTACTTTGTACATGTCCCTTGCAATTTCACCAGATGGGCCAGCAATTACTGTCATGAACTCATCATCGAAAAGTTTACGGTATGTGTCTACAAGCTGATCTACAGGAGCTACACGAGTAGCATATGCTGTCTCAGTACCTAGTAGTTCAGACAGTAGGGCATCAACAGCACCATACTTAATACGGTTAAACATTTCTACAGTCTCAGGTTCTTGAGGATTATACCCAAGTTTCTCTGTGATATAACCTGCAGATTTACCTAAGCCTAAACCTGTCAAACCGAACATCGGCCCCATTGCAGCAAACATACGTATACGTTCACCAGCTGTGAAGTTACGACCTACTGTAATATTCATTAAAGCTCGTAAAGAAAAGGATAACCACTGTGTTGGTACTCTCATCGGCCCTGACTGTGCAAAACTACGTGATGATGTAGTCATACGGAATGACAAATCTTGCTCACGGTTGGTAATCCAAAGTTTACCTTCAGGTGACAGTGGGTCAATTAATGGACGTTTAACTCTATGCTCTAGGAAAGCTGTGGTGATGGCTGACATACGTGTTGCTCGTTCACCTTCCTTAAAGAATACTGTTGACTTGTCTAAGAACTTGTTAGCATTGTCTACAGCTTTACCTGCAAGAGTACTAGAAGCACCAAACTTCTGTGCTTGTTGAAGTTCTAAGATCTGTGTGTCAATAATGTTACGACCACTCTCGTCAATGTACTGGATCAAACCTTTAAGTTCTGTCTCATCCATTAGACCTGCTTTAGCTAAACGTTTAATAGCTAAGTCACGGGTTGGGCCAACTGGAATGATGGTAACAATTAACATAGGTGCTGTTAGACCTAAGGCTTTCATACCTTGTACTGGTGATACAGCTGCTATTGTTAATGCGTGTAGTGACTGTAGAAAGAATTGGTCAGGGTTAAGAAAACCAAACTTAGAGTAGAACCCGACCTTCATAAGAGTAGATGACGGATCAGTCTTAGATAGATCAACCTTCATACCTGACTTCTCAAACACATTTTCAGCTACTGAGTTACTATATGATTCCCACTTGTCACTTAACCATGTTGGTTGGTTTAACCTACGTTTAATAACATCTTGTTGCTCACGTAACTGTGCTGCAGTATCATTAAACTTACCTGTCTTAGTTATCTTAGCCCCTAAGAAACGATTAAGGTAATCACTCTCTGGAATACCTTTAGGGAACTCTACAATGTTAGGGTTGTTGTCAGCTAACTTTGTCCAACCAACAATAGCATTCTGTGATGCTGCACGGTTAGTATAACCAAACACCTCAGAACCGAACTGGTCTGCTATAGCTGACACAGGACTTGCATTAACAGCTTCCTTACCACCAAACTCAAACAATGGTGTGTCACCACGTTTAGTGTTTAGGCGAGTACCTACGACCTCACCATAAGTAGAACCACTTAGAGTAATGTCTTCACCTTGGTCAACTATGCTTACCTTTTCGTCACGAGCCTTTGCTACAAACTCTTCACGGAACTTAAAATTATACTTTGTACCTAAACTTACTAAGTCTTCGTAGTCAACTATGTGTTTATTCCAAGAATTATTCTGTCTGATTACTCCACCTAACTCATCATAGTCAGATTTAGATAAGGCAAGCTTACCTATATCGTCAACACCTTGAGTATCCATAAGTGATTTAACTTTACGAGTAATGTTGTTTATTTGTAAGACAGCTAACTGTGCTTGTTCCTTACCGAAAGAACCTAACAGTGTCTTAAACCCACCATTAATCTTATTACCTGACACCAAAGTTTGTTCTTTAGTTGTACCTACAAACCAACGGAACTCAGCATTTGTACGAGGGCCACCTACGTTGTAAGGCATAACATCCACACGTTCTAATGCACGAGTAGATTTGACGTTGGTGACAAACAAATGATCCATGTATGTGTTAGGAACTTTAAAGACAACTTGATCTGCACTTAGTTCTGCCTTACGAATGCTACGTCCTGTAGCAAAGTCTAATACTAATTCATCATCTGGTAGTTTTACTCTTACATTGTCAACACGGTAAACAATGTCTGCATAATCATCTGTGAAGTCAGCATGAACACCACCTTCAGCTACAACTTTCTTAAGACGATCACTTGATCTGATCTGCCAAGAGGTATCACTGATGTCAATTATAGCATCATAGGCTTCCATTGCTTGTTTGGATGGGGTGCTACCGTACATAGTCTTGTAAAGTGCTTCAAAACTTTCCTTAGTAGGAGCTTTACGTAAATATGACAACTCACCATCACGTAGTTGTGTCATAAAATCACTTAGGTTAGTCTGCTCAGAACCCTTAACTTTGTTGATAGTCTTCTGGTATGGTTTAACTAGAGCACCTACTAAAGCTTGTCCAGCTTCAGCTTGCATAAACTGACCACCAATCTTATCACCTAGACGAACAGTAGCTGGGCCAAACATTTTATCAATCGAGTCACCAATAATATTACCTTTGTCAAACCTATCAGCTGCCTCAGGTAATTTAAGTACATCTACTCGTTGTTCAGCTTCTATGAAGTAACCATCACCCTCTTCTCTTCTGACAACCTTAAGGCTTGGATCACCTTCAGCTATAGCTTCAGCATCTCGTTTCAAACGGAACGGAGCACCTGAACCATTCTTACCCATACGAACCACAACCTTGTAGTCGTCAGATCCCTCATCTAGTATCTTACGGCTGTTAACAACCACATCATTTGTACGGTTAGCTATATTAACAGCAATATCATCAGCTGCTTTAGCTATTGTAGCCATGGATACATATTCACCGAAAGAACCTCGACGGTTCATCTCTTCTATCTTTTCCATCAAGACTGTCTTACGGTTGTTCTGACGTAGGGTGACACCTGAGGGACGTGCAAAAGGGCCTTGTACTGGATCTAGCTCTTCAGGTAGGTTACGCCCTGCGGCTATCTCATCGACCTGTATACCCATGTCATCTACCGACTTAGATAAAGCATTAGCTGCAGGTACTTCACCTTTGATGACAGCAACAGCATCAATAGGTCTACGTACTTTTGTCAAAGATAATAGCTTGCTTG